GCCAGTAATGGCAGTGACACGACAGTGAAGTTCGATTGTTCTGGTACCGGGGCGGATTCTCTCATAAACGGTACCCTGTAAGTAGTTGGAAAACCCAGCTATAAGCTAAGTATCTTAACAAACCTATTTAGGTGCGTTATATGAGAAGCTTGCACACGAACATTGGTAGGCGAGTTTGCGTGACGGCGATTTTACTCGTCGTCGTTGCGTCCCTCGCAGGTTGCTCGTTCGAAAGATTCAATATGAGCGTGGACCGGGGTGTTTTACACTCCAGTTCCGTTCCGTTGAGTCTAACGTCGACCAACCAATGATCAAGAGGAGGAACCTCTGTTAGTAGACCCGTAAGGGCCGTTAACATGTTCCTCTTCCCTTATCACACCAAGTTGTGTTTGTGACTATGGACATCGGGAGTGATGCTGGTCGTGCCTAGGAGTTGTACCTTTATGGACAACATAATAGGCCTAGATCCGTATAAACAGATCATCGCAGCATTACTGTCCGACGCTCAAGCGTTACACAGTGATGTGTTCACCTTGCGTTCTTTGCGGTTAGACACCAATAAGGTGTTTCGCCGTATTGACCAAGAAGGAATCAGCTTTCTAACGAAAGCTTTACCACGTCTGGGGAAGGCCTTTGATAGCGCCCTCTCCGGAACTTGCAAATTAAACTCTGTCGGCTTTGCTAAGCAAAGCAACAGTGAGCTGCCCAAATTTTTGGGTCCGCTCTTTAACTGCATTTTCCATACAGATGGTTGGATTCTTCCACACCCCTGTGTCAAATGCATCGCCACTGTGCGTGAGCTCTTGTTTGTATTTTATAAACTTGAGCTACCGTACAGCGAATCAACAGAACAAGCGGTCATCGACCAGTTTATTCGAACTGAGGATGACATTGCCCCGTACGATAAACTATGCAGCGAAATCGCTGACATGGTTTCCAATGATCCAACACAGTATTGCCGGGTCAAACCTAGCAATGCTTCTGCGATCATACGTAAAGCACGGGTCCTCTTATCGAGGCTTTTCCGTGACTTCGATCCTACCAACATTGTGCCCCGTCACGGTCCTGGAGCTGTCTCTACTCGAGAAAAGCTCTGGACTAAGTTTCGGTTTACAAGGCTGAATAGCCGTATCGACGCAGTTTATCCCTTTGATGCGTATTTTCGTGCATCAGTAGGCCATACCTGCGATACCATTCAAGAAATAAACTCTCTTGAATCCGTTGATTCCCC